TATAGCTTTTGAGTAATCGTAATCTTTCCATAAGCTGGAACGATCTCACGTACAGCGTTATTATCGGCAAAGGCTATGTTAGTACGAAGTGAAGGTATAGAAATATCTACTATCGGATTTGTTGAACCATTACTTGAATAGACACCTTTAGAAGTAAACTCTCTGTAAAGATAAGGCCCGTTCATCCTGTCTACTTCCATTATTAACCACTTGCCATCTACTTGAATTATTGAAGCTAAAAACGGTTTTAAAATCCATTCTAGTATTTTCTTACAATTCCACGCCTCGCCATCTTTATCTACAAAGTCACCTACCTCGCTAAATACTTGAGCCAACGGATCATCTGTGACTAGCTTATTCATACCAAATTCAAACGTATTCAATCCCGACCTGATGGGAATATCTAACCCGATCTTATCTAAGATTTTAGAAATTAAAACTATATGACTAATAAATCCGGTTAATATTTTACCGTCCGCATCTGTTAAAGTAAGCCCTTCTAATAAACCTAGCCCGTCAATAGCTTTAATAGTAATCCCAACAGGATCAACAGTAAAGTCTTCGCTAAATATTCCGCTTTGAATATACCCAGTCCAATGAAGCGTACCTAATGGCTCGTAGTAATTTACTCTAAATTGTTTGTCTGTTTGAGAATATAGACTTGAATATTGATCTCTTGTAAAGCTCGTTAATGAGATGTCTGCAAATGATGGATTAATAACCGCAAACTTATTATTTACAGTCTCGGAACTTCTGGTTAATTTGATAGGCATATCCGTTCCTATTGCCTCAATCGTTCCGCCACCGTAGTTCTTTTCTAAAATATCTATTCTATGATCAACTACATTTTGAACGTCTCTAAAGTCTAATCTATATTTTACATTGTCAGACCTAAAAACAGGAATAACTGCCTTTACCACTACCGAGCAGTTAGCCGCATCCCTAACGTAAACATTGTAAGTGCCAGGTAAGAGACCCGTAAAAATGCCATCCGTGTTTGACATATTTGAATATGATAAATCACTCAAAGCATACTTTGGAGGTTGGTTTGTTGTTTGGGTTATCATTGTAAACCCTCCATCACTTGAATATAAACTTGTGGGCGTTGTGATTGTATTAATAGAGCTTTGCAGATCGCAAACGACTACATTATACCCACATGAAACGCTATTAGTTTCCTCGTATCTTTCTACATAGGGGAAAGATGGATTATTTAATAACCCTCTGAATTTGTTAAGTATAAACCCATTACAGAAAGAATAGCTACTGATAAAATAGGGAGACACAACGGCACCGCCTGAAAATTGAGATTCTGCTAGTATGCCTAAATCGTCTCCTGATGTGATCGTACTAGTGGCCCCGGCTACATAGCTTAATTCACTATAACAACTAACTGTATCTACTTGAAGTACTCCGGTAGGTACTATGTTTGATTGTCGAATATTACTAGAGACGGAAAAATAATTACCCGTAACTAATGGGAATACCCCAGAAAAGGCAGCCGATACAGATACCCGCATCGTTAGCTTTTTAAATATTCCATTTGTGTCTACTAGTGAAACATAGTCACGGCTTAGTATATTCCAAAATACGAAAGAGGCTGTATTTGAAGGAACGTCTAAAAATATCTGATCGCTCGATGAAGTGGAAATGTAATTAGCTGCCACCGTCCTAACGTAAGCCGTTACTAGGAAAATCTTTGAGTAAAATCCTACGTTTGCGACTGGAAACGTAGTTAGTTTATTCGTATTTGTTACGCTCGATCCAGCGATATTTAAAAGACTGCTCCATGTGATTAGATTATTTGCGTCATACGTTACAGTACTTGTAATCCTTTTTACTATTATCAGTCCGCTAACATCGTCATAACTAGTAGTAATTAAATCCCCTTTGTTGAAAGAGGAATAATCCTTTGCTAAGTACATTTGAGATATTAGATTTTCTGCCATCTTAACCGCCTGTTATGCCTGTTTGATAGCCTGATTTTCTAAGGGCCGCATTGAAGTTGTTACCTACTAATCCTGTTAGTTGTAATTGCATCCCGTCCCATGATGTATTATTTATTTTTTCACGATCTTTAATGTAGGAATCAATAGCCCTGCCACCGGATTGACCGCCACCACCACCTCCCATGTTTGCTGCTGAAGATGATATACTACCCATTACAGCCCCAGCGATTGCAACAAGAGCAACGCCTGCGGCAATAGCAGCGATAGGATTAGTTACTAACATTGTTTTTGCCACTAAAGCAGCCGTTCCTGCTGCAATAAGCATACTACCCATCTGATTTGCAAAACTAGCTATCGATTTTAGTATAGCATCCCCAAAATTAACATCGACTCCTGCCATAGCCTGACCTATTGCATCCCCTAAAGAAATAAAAGCAAATGTTAATCCGGTAACGATAGTATTGGTTAAGTCTACGGTTGCGTCCTGCATAAACTTAGCCTTATTTGGATATTCATCCATAAGAAGATTAAGTTGCTTTAATTGTTCTATGTTTGGCTGTAAGTCTGGTAAAGTTGGTAAAGTGTCCGAAAAACTACCACTATCCTTCCCTAGTGTTGGGGCTTTAAGTAATGGTAATTTTTTGGTATCTATTAAGTCCTTTTGAAGTAATGTTAGTTCCGCTCTGACTGTTTTAATATCTGTAACAATAGGAGCTATTAACCCAACTTGAAACGGGCCATGTTGACCCTCCAAAGCTACTCCAGCCTCCAAAGCAATACGCTTTAGTTCGGCCATGCTTCTATTAAAATCGTCTACTTTACCAGTAGAGAAATTTATAATATCTCCAAATGTACCATTATGTTGAAGGGCATTAACAGCACTATAATAATCTCTAAGCGCACCTCCTGTAAATGATTTTAAGAACTGATTTACAACCGGAAGTAATTTTCTTCCAATATCTTCAGTTATTTCGCCAATCATTTTTTTGAACTGCAACAAGGGGCCGCTTCCCGTTGAAGCCGCTATTTCCGCAAAGCCTTGATACTTTTTTATGACCATATCAACGGCCTCTCCATGTCTTAACTGCTCTTTTGTTAATCCCTGTAAAGAGGGATCAATAGCCTTTAATCCTCTATCAAGTCCCTCATAAGATTTATTGAGAGCTTCAACACTTGCCCCTAATTCTGTTCCTGTTGCTGCCGAAAGTTGAACAGCGGCTGTAATTACTTTATTTATTTGAGCTTCATTCCTTCCTAATGCAGCTAAAAAAGCCTGTTGCTTTATTATATCATCATCCTCAATAAGTGTGACTTTTGCTATCTTTTCAGCTTGCTCAAGTAATCGTTCTTGAACATCTGTCCTATTATGAAGGGCTGTTAGTAGTCTGTTTTCTCCATCGATTGCTTCCCCTGCTGATTTGATAGCTTCAGAAGCAAATGAAATTATTTTTTCAGTTGCAAAAGCTGCCCCAAATCCTAATGCTAAATCTTTTAATTTACTTTCAAATCCTGAAACGACCCCCTGCGCCTTTTGCATCTCCGAGCGAAGTTGCGTTAGGTCGGCCCCTATGTCTACTATTAATTTTGGGTCTGCCATAGTACTTTTGCCTTTTCCGCTAGTTCCTGAACTTCATTTCTACCTAATATCACTTTCTTATCGCTATGAAGATCATATAAATCAGTAGGCTTTAAATTTCCTCCGATAGTGGCCTTCATAATATAACAAGTACTAAGCCTCTGTATTATTAACGTCTCCTGATAGCCATGCCATGCGCAAAAGAACTCATGAATTGTGTACTCATTTAATTCCTTTGGGGTGATCTTGAGTTGACCAAACGCAAATACTAACGCCTGATCTAGCTCTATAACCTTGCCCCGATCTACGGGGCTATCTGGTTTTTTTTTAACGCCTCAAAAAAATCGTCTATCTCTTTCTCTCCCTTGCCTGTCGAGTAGTGAACATACATCCTACTAAGGCTAGTAATAGTGTCTATGTCCGTCAATCGGATCGCATTAGCTAAAGCCTCCGCTTCTTGTTTCTCCCCTGCATCAAATAGGCAGGATTGAACAAACGAAAGGAATAATTCAGGATCTAAAGTGTTATCCTTACCTCCGAAAATATGCGTTATCTCTGACCCGTCCAGAAGGTTGCGGCCCGTGAGCTTTTTATATTCACGAACCGCCCCAAATCTTAGACTTATAGGATAGTCCTTACCATCTATTTTAACACTATACATTATGGATTAGTGTTTTCAGTCCAATCTCCATCGCCTGTAAAAGAATAAGAACTTGTAGCGTTATCCTTTTGCTTTGCGTCAATCGAAAGGCTATCTACTACCATGTTTCCGGAATAAAATTTACCTCCACTTGAAATGCTTCCACACGTCACGCCAATCTTGGTAAAATTCTTCATTGCTGAATTTAAAGATGAAAGTCCAGTAATACCGTTTATGTCTGCATAAAGTATGTCACCGGAAACAGTCCACTCTCTCATGGTGTACTCGTACTGTTTAGCCCTGCCACCGTCTTTAGTCGTGGTCTCGCGCTTGCCAGATTTAAACTCAATCTTGCAGCCCGTACCATTGGCTACAATTACTCCGTTCACCTTTACTTGGATGAACTCGCCATCTACTGTTGCTGTTGCTGCCATGTCTTTAAATTAAGGAAGTTTAACCGCTACTACTGTGAATGTTGTTACACCTGAATAGGTGATAGCCAGTTGACCGTTAGCCTGGTTAAAGCCAGCCGTTGACAATGGGCCAATGATCGAAAGGCCGGTAGTGATAGCTACCGTTCTGGCTACTGCCGCCTTCGTAAGCGTTCCTAATACCGGATCGGTTGTACTTGAAACCAAAGGGGTAATAGTTACTGTAATAACGCCTGCGCTTCCATTTCTGAAAAGCAATAGGGTTTTACCGTCTGTATTGTCAACGGTATCCCCACCCGCTGCTGCTGCCACAAAAGAAGCCGTTAAATCTAACCCTGCTTCAACTTGATTTACTCTTGTTAATAGTGCCATGTTTTTTTTGTTTTATCGTTTAACTCTTATTTTAAATTCCTGCTCGAATACTTCTGAAATCTTATCGGTATGTTCTTCCACGTAGTACTTTTCCGTTACAAACCATATTTGTTCAATTACTATTGTCTGAACCCCTACCACGTAGCTAGTATTCTGAACTCCATCCAATGCAGCCCGTCCTGCTATTGAAGAGTTTAGCCCCTGCACGTAGTTATCACACTTGTAACTAACTATTACCGTTTCGGTGTCTAACTTACTTACCCCGTCTTGCACGTCACTAGGATCTGTATTGGTCCGTGTCACACTTATAGCCGGATATTGTGTACCTTGTGGAAGCTGACCCATGTAAACCTTTGCAGTCAATCCAACACTACCACTTAGCGATGTTGCCACGCTTGCGGAGTCTGATAGGATTTTTACTAAGGCTATTTCTGATGGCATACTAAGCTAATTTTCTCCACTTCTTTCTTATAATTTCACCGTAACTATTTTTTATGACCGTTAACGCTTCATTTTTCGATTGACTAAATCCTCTCTCTATAAAATCACCATAACGATTGACTACACGCCCTCTAAATAATCCCGACTTTGTTCTTCTATCATTCTGCCTACCGTCTGTAAAGTGTCGAATGATAGCACCTAAATACTTTTCTCTCCCGTTCAGATTTGAAGTACCTCCGCCTTGAATCGTCACCCTCACGGCTGCTTTATTCTGTTTTATGTTGACTACGTTTACATTCTTCTTTCCCTGAATGCCGATGTCTCCAAGTTGATAAGGCATATTATTTTGAGCTGCCCTTCTTACTACCATACCTCCCTTTCTTGACACGTCTCTTATCACTCCCTCGGTGAATGTGTTCTTTCCAATCTCGTTAAAGAGGGCTATTAATTCCTTATCGCCTTTTAATTCGATCTTCATTGATTGTCTCTCTTTACTGCCTTAATTAAACAGTACCCTTCACGCTTATTTTTTTGAACGTCCCTAACAAAGTAATATTCCGAATCGGTAACATCTAAAAACCTCATTTGAGTATTAACTAGATTATTAAAACGTGTCATTACCTCGCAATTTTTTAACCCTACCTGTTGATCACTTTCAAAAATCTCATCCCCTGGCCTTGTTAGTTTTTTAGCGTACAAAGTAAATGCTGTCGTATAAGTCTCACTTCTTGTATTTCCTATCGGGTTAATAGAAACTACTACATTTTCGAATAGTAGCTTTCTATCCAAGTCCCCGATATTTAAACCTTTCAAACTCATACAGGCAACCTAAAAGGGGCTATTAATCTTTTAACTCCCACCGTCAAAGCTCTGTTTATAACTCCGCTTTCTTCTTCTTGCCTATTCTCGTATAAGTGAGCCATCCTTAAAAGAATAGCGGCCTTTAATGGGAACGGAACTAAGGCAGCGGAAGCATACCCAGCAACATATCTGATCCTAACCGCGTTAGGCTTATCAAATACAGCCGGAGTGCTACCTGTTATTCTAATCCTTCCAGGTAGAGAAGCCGAATCTATCTGATAATTTGAAGAAGCCCACACTACGGGAGTATTAGTAAGATCATCATAAGTAAGCGATGTAATTGAAATTAAAGGGGCTTTTGGAAGCACTAAAAACCCATCACCGTCATAGATAAAGTCATCCATTTGAAGCTCGTATGTAGCTGGCATTAATTGAACTGAAATTAATTCAGCCTCGATAGATTGAATAGCAGCATCACGATAAAGATTTATCAAAGCCGTATTAGACGGGTCTGCATCCCTCAAATGATCGCTTGCCTCCGATGTGCTAACAGGCCAATCCGCTGGCGGTGTTATCAGGATATTTCGTGTAATCATTTCAAAGAACTTTTAGGTACTTTCTTCTCTTCAAACTTTGGCCCCTTGTAAGCAGAGCGCAAGGCACTTACTATTTTAGTGTTTATTGCGCTCTCTACTTTCTTACTTTTTAACTTCATCTCTCACCCTTGCCTTTTCCGCTTCAATTTGAGCTTTGTACTTCTTTTGATCTTCTGAATTTGCCGGAGTGATTACCCCTGCTTCAATCAAATAATCAATAGTATACTTTTTCTTCTCTTGTACCATTTTTCCAGTAGGATTGCTTACCCCTTTCGAGTCTTTAGCAACAACAGGAACTAAGCAAGATGCCTCGATAGGTTTTGCCTCATCAAATTCTACTAGCTCTCCACTAACGTAACCTAATCCGTAATGAGGGCCTTTGTCTTTAAATTTGTAAATCATATTTTAGTTGGTTTTAAGTTTAAAATCTTTAAAGTAACCCCCGCCATATTCCTATGACGGAGGAAACTTAAACCCCCAACTAAGGGGGTTAGCTATTAAGGAGTCAGCATATCCACACTATAAGATACAGCCCCAGGAAGGATGACGTTGAAGTCAAACCAGAAGTGTACGTAATAGTTTGTTAATGCTGTTCCCGCGTTAGCGTATGGGTCGACAATGATTTGCATACCGCCAAAGTTCATGTAAACCATTTTGGAAACATCTCCAAAGATTACAGCCGAACAGATAGCAGATGAAGTCCCTTTTGTCAAAGTTGAAGGAACGTTAGCAGACATGAAAGCCTGGTATTGATCGATTACAGTAGATCCGCCTTTTCCGGTTGCTGCATTATTCCAAGCCCATGAAGGCCCCTGATCTACAAGGTAACGGCCTGATCCTGCTGAAAATTCAGTACGTTTTCCAAATGCATTGATAGTAAATGGAGTTATGAATTTACAGTTATTCAAATTCGCACCAGCCGAACCTACGTTGTTTTCAAATTGTGTGATGAAAGCACGTGAAAAGTTAGCCCCGTTAGTACCACCCACAACAGGCGAAGGAACGGTAGTATTTAAGATCCCTCTAGCTTGACCAGAAGCACCGGAACCATTGATTCCTTGCACGTCCATCAAAGTAGCGTTACCCATGACAATCTGCTCTCTCAAATATGGCTCCCACCAAGCGGCCTGTAAAAGCAACTGATTAGAAACCTGAACAAAGCCTGTACCTCTCTTTGGTGAGAAAGTCAAAGCAGGGTTAATAAAGTTGGTAGCCGTTAAGCTCTCAGTAGCCGCAGCGTTTTCAGCCGTTGCCATTGCAGCGGTATAAAGTGAGTTCTCACGTGGGAAAACTAAGTTATTACCGGAATCATTTTGGATAACTTTTACCCCTGCATTCATCAACACGTTTTGAGGGCGCAATGCCTGAACGTAATTACTTGCAAGTGTTTCGGTGTTAATTAACTCAATACCCAAAGCCGAACCAGTAGCAGTTACGTCACGATGTTCTGCATTAAACTGCTCCTCTGACCAGCTCATGTAACGCATAGCTTTCGCAGGAATCAAAGAACCCTTTGAAGCGTCAAAGTCAGGAAGGTTTGAAAAGGATTTGAACTCTTTTGCGGCCTCGTCTGATAGTTCTTTTTCAACTCCCTCAAGAGTATAGCCCAAAGAAGGATTTGCAGCGCGAAACCAGTTAGATACTTTCGCCTGTCTTACATTCTTTCTTTCTTGCTTTCCTAGTTCTTCCTTTCCAGGACTAGAAGCGCCAGCAGCCGCGCTGATAACAGCATCTTGAGCTTTTGCCATTCTGATTGAACGCTGAATATCAGCCTCAAGGTCAGAGATTTCACTTAGGATAGAATCAGCCTTTACGGTGAGTGCATCCCATTTGATTTTTTCATCCGCACTTTTCATGCTTCTCTTTTCCGTTACCATTGTTTCAGAAATGGACTTCATTTCTTTCTCGGTATCGGCCAATGAGCTTTTAAGCTCCTGTAATTGTTTTGCCTTGTCCATAGTTTTTATTTGTGTGTTTATTTAATTGAGTAAAATCGTTTCTGCATCTGTATATCTCTAATCCTTTCTTCCATTTCAATAAGCTCACTAGCTTCTTCAATGCCTTCAGGAATTTGCAATGCTTTTAAAGTCCTACTAGCTACGCTCGTATCTTCATAGGCCGGATAAGTAACAGGAGAAGCATCGTAAAGAGTGTCTGCTTTTAAAAGCGTCCTTATATATCCTCCGTCTTGTTGTTTCTCCCATACGTCACCACCTTCACCCGCTAAACTGAATGCAAAAGAACTTTGTGAAATATCCCCACGTTCAATAGAGATAGCAAGGTCACGGGAATAGCTAGTATTTGGGTCGGTGTATTCATACCAACCTCCTATCTCATCTACTCCAATTTTTGCAGTCCCGTTTATCGTTCTCCCTAAAATATAATGAGGATCGTGATTTTTTAATACTCGTACATCGTTAGCTAGTACGCTATCTAAAAAGCCTGGTGCAATCCTTTCTTTAAATCCTCCTAAATCGTTTGAAAGTGTGTTGAATTTTAGAAAGTAACCTCTAAATACAGCCGGTTCCGTAGATGTAGCGGCCTTCATCCTGATTCCCTCGGTAGCGAATCTTCTTTCCGCACGTGGGTTAATCTCTTTGATGTAATCTTTTGTTTCCATTTTATTTATTTAAAATATCCATAACATCATCGAAATGACCGTTAAGGATTGATTTCAATTCTTTTTTTTGTATCGGTGTTACCTTTGGCACACTTTTACTTGCTATAATTTCATCTACTTTATTAGTAGGAACCATGTTATTTCCTTCGATCCAATGACGATCATCTCCTATCGGATTTTCGTCTATGTAATCTCTCACTTCATCAATAGAATAACCCCCGATTTTGAATAATGATGATAACCATTCGCCTTGAGTCTTTGCGTCCGTTCTTAAAAGTGCCTTTTCGTTAAACTTGGTATAGTAGTTCTTTTCCTGATTGTTGAAAAGTTTATAATTCAATTCTTGTTCAAAGTCTACTATAATAGGATTCAGTCCGTAAGTAAGCCAGACTAAATTTTGCTGTTCTGAGTTAGAATAAGTTTGTCCGCTATTATAATTTTGAGCTAACATAGGAGGTACGTTAAATATGCCGTAAATGTCCTCACGTGTTGACTTAGTTTGATCTAAATATTGAGCATCTAAAGGGCTTAACCCGATTGACTTCAATTCAAAGCCGTT